TTCATCTGTCACGCCGGAACAATTTGGCGCAGCGGGGGATGGGGTAACAGATGACACAACGGCTATTCAAGCGGCTATAAATTCATTAGTAGCGGGCGATACGCTTCTGTTCCGCAACAACTACAAGATCAACGACAGCCTCACTATCACCAACAAGACGCGCATCCGCTTGACTGGCAAGGGTCGCGTGTTCCTCTCTGGCGCGGCATCAGGCGCGTACATCTTTCAGCTTGTCGGCACTTGCGATGAAATCGAGATCGACGGCCTGACTCTTGAAGGCGACAACAATTCTGGATACGGGCAAACAGCGATTGGGTCTGACTCAAATCAAACCATTAGCAATACCCGATTCCATGATCTGAATATTAGCAAAATTAACGTGGGCATTGCGCACAACGCAAACCTTGGCGGTAGCTGGACGAAAGGATTCACTTACTCAAATACCTTCAAGGATATTCTCGGAACGGTGTCTGGTTCCGGCTACGGCATCCTGATGGCGAAAGCTACTCAGATCACAGCGACAGAGAATGTCTTTGATAACTGTGGTCGGCACTCGATCTACCAAGGCGCGGGAGATAATTGCAATAACGTAATTGCAAACAATGTCATCGTTAATCATCGAAGCACGGTTGCTGACGGAAGTTTCCGTGCTGCTGCGGTGATTGCTAGATCAAGCGATGTGACGTTTACAGGTAACAAGTTCTATAACTGCTATGACTGTTGTCTTGAGGTTTCTCACGTTACCTCTGTTTTGGCAAATTGCTCCAACATATTGATTGAAGGGAACTCGTTCACGAATCGCGGGAATGCGGTGCATACGATTCTAATCGGTGAGCAGTTAATACCAACATCGTATTCGACCAGCCATGTAAACATCTTCAACAATACGTTTGATGATAACTTGTCGGTTACGGCTGCGTTGCCTCCGAACATTTACATTCTGAACGGCACTAACATTACGATTGAAAGTAATCGTTTTGTTCGTCGAAATGTGAGCGGCAGTTTGTCGGCTTGCATTTTGGTTGGCGATGATACCTACCTCAACGCAGACACTCAGATCGCTAATATTAGCATTCGCAATAACATCGCTATCGCAGACGGTACAGCGGGATCAACGGGATTTGTAACCATTTGCGAAGAATTAGCAACAGGTTCTACTTATTACTGGGTGAAAGACAACATTGCAAAAAACTGGCCTAAATTAATTACTTGGGAAAACACGGACGATCCTCCAACTGGCCCGGTAACCCCGACTAATCAAAACTCGTTTTTTAAGTTTCGTATTCCGCTTATTTACGATTTTGGGTCAATACCAGCAAATACCGGCGCGGTTTACGTTGCAGACGTTGATGGATGCAAACGCACAAGTTTGGTTCGAGGGCGCCCAGTGTATTCAACAATTGATAACGGTGTCAGCTATACGTTTTATGCAAAGGATAACGCAGAAAATGCGGTGGTTATTCAGGCTGTTAACGTAACAACGAGCGCAATTGATCCAGTCAGCCAAACATTCTTACTTGAGATCGAAGACGTTGAGCCGTACTTTGGATAAAGTTGCCTTTACGAAATGAGCAAGGTAAAGTTTAACTGTACTGGTGCGGTTCACCAGGGATTCATTAGGAATCACAATGACTGAAGAGACTGAAGTTGTAGCGGAAGAGACTCCCGCGCCGGAACCGGAAGTGACGGCCACACCGGAACCCGAATTAGTTGCCCAAGAGGCAGAACAGCCGGAGGAAAAGCCCGCCAAGACGTTTACTCAAGAAGAGTTAGACGCGATGGTCGGCAAACGGCTTGCGAGAGAACGTCGCAAGTGGGAACGCGAACAGGCTGCTAAAGCCGCTGAAGCCCCCAAGGCCGATGCGACGCCGCTGCCCGCGAAGGAGGAAGATCCTGATGCTTACGCCGAGGCGCTTGCCGAGCGTAAAGCCGCAGAACTTCTAGCCCAGCGAGAAGCGCAACGTCAGCAAATGGAGCTTTTGGAGGCGTATCACGAGCGGGAAGAGGCCGCGCGAGAGAAGTACGATGACTTCGAGCAAGTCGCGTACAATCGAGCGCTGCCGATCACGACCGTGATGGCGGAGACGATTCAGGCTTCAGACGTAGGCCCCGATGTGGCTTACTACTTGGGCTCGAATCCAAAAGAAGCTGAGCGCATTTCCCGCTTGTCGCCCTATCTACAAGCCAAGGAAATCGGCAAAATTGAGGCTAAAATAGCCGACAATCCGCCGGTTAAAAAGACAACCAACGCGCCCCCGCCGATCAAGCCGGTAACGGCTAAAGTCGCAGGCGCACCGGCCCGAGACACGACAGACCCTCGCTCAATTAAAGACATGAGCACGTCTGAGTGGATCGAAGCTGAGCGCATGCGGCAGATGAAACAGTGGGAAGCGCGTCGTAACCGCTAACTTCATTTTGGAGATTTATTGTGGCTAATTCACTTCTGACTATTGACATGATCACGAGGAAGGCTCTTGAGATCCTTGAGAACAACCTTGTGCTCACCCGTAACGTGAACCGTCAGTACGACGACAGCTTCGCTGTCGAAGGTGCCAAGATCGGTTCGACCCTCCGCATCCGCTTGCCGGATCGTGCCCTTGTGACCGATGGCGCCGCGCTTCAGGTGCAGTCCGACAACGAGCAGTTCACGACTCTCACTGTCGCTTCGCAGAAGCACATCGGCATCAACTTCACGAGCGCCGAGATGGCTCTCCAGTTGGACGACTTCGCAGATCGCGTGTTGAAGCCGCGTATCAGCCAGTTGGCCGCCAGCATCGACGCCGACGTGGCGAACTCGTACAAGAGCATTTTCCAGTCAGTCGGCACCCCCGGCACCACGCCTGGCACCTCGCTCGTTCTGTTGCAGGCGCAGCAGAAGCTCAACGAGGCCGCTGCGGGCATGGCGCCGCGCTACGCGACCGTCAACCCTGCCGCCAACGCCGCGTTGGTTGAGGGCATGAAGGGTCTTTTCAACCCAGTTGACTCCATCAGCCGTCAGTTTAAGAACGGCATGATGGGCGAAGGCATCTTGGGCTACGACGAGATCAACATGTCTCAGTCGATCAAGCAGCACACCAACGGTTCGGCCTTGCGTTCGGATACTCCGATTGTCAAGACCACGCTGACCGAAGGCGCCAACACGCTGACGTTCGATAACGTGACCGACGGCAACACCCTCGTCCCTGGCGACGTGTTCACGATTGCTGGCGTGTATGCGGTCAACCCGCAGACCCGCGAGTCAACCGGCGCGTTGCAGCAGTTCGTGGTGCAGAACACCGTCACCTCGGCTTCGACCGAGTTTGCGGATGTGGAGTTTGCGCCAGCGGTCTACGGCCCGACTCACGCTCTCGCCACCGTCAGCAAGCTGCCGGAAGCCAGCGACGTCGTAACCTTCTTGGGTGCGGCTAGCGGCCAGTACGCGCAGAACTTGGTGTACCACAAGGACGCGATCACGTTTGCCACCGCCGACCTCCTGCTCCCGCAGGGCGTTGACATGGCTTCGCGTCAGGTCCACAACGGCATCTCCATGCGCGTTGTCCGTCAGTACGACATCAACAACGACCGTATGCCTTGCCGTATTGACGTACTGTACGGGTATGGGGTCATTCGTCCGCAGATGGCCGTGCGCCTCTGGGGCTAATGTTTAACCTTATTCACGGAGTATTGAAAAATGGCAATTTCTAATGGTACTGGTGGCTATCAGATCAGCGCTGGCAATGTTGGCGAGCCGGTCATGTTTGCCCAAGGCGCCCCTGTGGCGCTTACGGCAGGCGCAACGGCTACGCCAGCGCAGCTTGCGGGCGGTCTTTTCACCTTCAACGGCACGGCAGGCAATCTGACCCTTCCGACCGTTGCGGATTGGGAAGCTGCTTATTCGTCCACTGCAAAAGTTGACGCAGCGTTCGACTTCTTCGTCATCAACATTGATGCGTCGGGTTCGGATGCGATCACGGTTGCTGCGGGCACGGGCTGGACGCTTGTAGGCGCAGGCGCTGTAGCGGCGGCCACGTCAGGTCACTTCCGTTGCCGTAAGACCGGCGACGGTGCGTGGACTGTCTACCGCATCTCGTAATAGCAAACGCCCCCTACGGGTGATACCGTAGGGGGCACTGCCTAGAGGACTACGCTCATGCCTAACACCAAGCCGATTGGTGTCGCCTATGCAGATCAGCTTTTGGACGGAGCTCGCTTCGTCCCAGAAGTGGCTGCGAATACGACGGCACTTACCGACATTACCTTTACCGCTCCTGGCTCACCTGACTACGCAATTCAGGATCTAACCAACAGCTCTCCGTTTGGCTTCGTTACTAAAGATGAAGGCAACACGGTGTTGTCTGTGGTCAAGAACCTTCAGGATCGCGTGTCGGAACTAGAGAGCAAACTGCAAACTTACGGTATTCTTCCGTAACTATGCACTACTATCTTCGTCATCCCGTTCACGGGACCAAGGTGGCGATTTCCGATATGGAAGTCGCTATGGATTACCAGAACGGATGGGAAGAGTACGACCCTGCGGGACCGGCGGTGCAAGAGGAAACTTTTGCACCGTCGGACTCCGTTATGGCCGACAACAAGTTAAGAACGCGTCGAAAGAGGAAGGAATAAGCCATGACTACCGCCGCTGACCAAATTAACGGCGCGTTGCGGTTGATCGGACAGTTGGCAGAAGGCGAAGTCCCTTCTGCGGAAACTTCTGCCGATGCGCTTACCGCACTAAACCAAATGATCGACTCGTGGAACACTGAGCGATTGTCAGTGTACGCCACGCAAGATCAAACCTTTTCGTGGACGCCTAGCGAGCGCGTTCGCACCATCGGTCCGACGGGTAATTTTGTCGGCGCGCGTCCCGTGCAGATCTTGGACTCAACGTATTTTCGTGACCCCGCTACGAACGTGTCGTACGGCATCCGAATGGTCAATGAGTTGCAATATAACAACATTGCCGTGAAGACCGTTACGAGCACATACCCGCAAGTTATGTGGGTTAATATGACGCACCCCGACGTGACGATGTACTTATATCCAGTACCCACGCGTCTGCTAGAGTTTCACATCATTTCAGTGCTTGAGCTCTCTGAGCCGGCGACGCTTGATACAACGCTTGCCTTTCCGCCAGGTTACTTGCGCGCGTTTCGCTATAACTTAGCGATGGAGTTGGCGCCGGAGTTTGGGGTTGAACCGTCACCGCAAGTGCAACGCATTGCGATGACGAGCAAGCGCAATCTCAAGCGCATCAACAACCCTGACGACATAATGTCGATGCCGTACAGCGTGATCGCACGCCGTAACCGCTACAATATTTACGCTGGGAACTTCTAATGAAGACGCCGATTCTCGGCTCCTCATACGTACTTCGGTCGGTTAACGCCGCCGATAATCGTATGGTTAATTTGTACCCCGAGGTCATACCGGAAGGGGGCAAAGAGCCTGCGTATTTACAACGTTGTCCGGGCTTGAGCTTTAAGACAACAGTAGGCACGGGGCCCATTCGCGGGCTGTATACGCTTAAAAATCATATTTACGTAGTTTCTGGCAATGAGTTTTATAAGCTCGACGCAAATTTTGCGCCTAGCGCATTAAACCAACTATTGCTAGAAGACGGCTCGTTAGCCCTTCTTGAAGACGGTGGCGGAATCTTGCAAGAGAACGCGTCGCCTAACGTTATCGGAACTATCTCAGGCACGGGCCCTGTGTCGATGGCGGACAACGGTATTCAAATTTTTATCGCGGCAAACCCAGACGGTTACATCTACAACAGTCTGTCAGACACGCTTGTCCCTATTACGGATCCTGATTTTCCAGGCGCCGTGACTGTGGGTTACTTAGATGGCTATTTTGTTTTTAACGAGCCCAACAGCCAACGTGTGTGGATTACGTCACTCTTTGACGGCACTTCAATTGATGCACTTGATTTTGCTAGCGCGGAAGCCGCGCCAGATAATTTAGTTGCGCTGATTGTCGATCACCGCGAGGCGTGGCTGTTTGGCACCAACTCCACTGAAGTTTGGTACAACTCAGGCGATCCCGATTTTCCTTTGACGCGCATCCAAGGCGCGTACAACGAGATCGGCTGCGTTGCGCCCTATTCAGTAGCTAAGATGGATAACAGCGTGTTTTGGCTCGGCGCCGATGCGCGCGGTCAAGGCATCGTCTATCGCGCGCAAGGCTATCAAGCCGCACGCGTTTCAACGCACGCGATTGAGTACGCCATTCAACAGTACGAAAACATGTCGGACGCGTTTGCGTATACCTATCAGCAAGACGGGCACATGTTTTACGTGTTGATCTTCCCGTCTGCCAACACAACGTGGGTCTACGATGCCGCGACCGGCGCTTGGCACGAGCGAGCAGGGTTCAAGCTCGGACGCTTTACGCGCCATCGCTCGAACTGCCACACTGCGTTTAATGGCGAGCCGATTGTAGGCGACTATGAAAACGGCAATTTATATGCGTTCGATTTGTCAGTTTATGCAGACAACAACGCGACGCAAAAATGGCTGCGGTCATGGCGCGCACTGCCGACGGGAGCCAACAATCTAAACCGCACGGCCCAGCACACGCTACAGATCGACTGTGAGACAGGCGTGGGCTTGCCAGGCGTCGATGCGTTCGATGATCCTACAGAGATTACGAACGAATCACAGGTCATCATTAACACAGAGACAGGCGCGCCGCAGTTGGTAGCTAATCTTGGGACGAACGTGCCGCAAGACATCCAAACACAGCCGTGCGATAACTTGTTAGGTGTTGTAGAAGATGAAGGGTTGAGCTTAGTCATCGAGTCAAGCGCGACCGTGGGAGTCAACCCCCGTCTAATGTTGCGATGGTCTGATGACGGCGGGCACACATGGAACGGCGAGCGCACTGTGTCGATGGGGCGTTCAGGTCAATACGGCACTCGCGCCATCTTCCGGCGCCTTGGCATGACGACTAAGTTGCGAGATCGCGTGTATGAGATCTCAGGCACTGATCCGGTTAAGGTTGCGATCATGGGCGCTGAACTGCGCTTAAGTGGGACAGCGGCATGACGCAAAACGTTACGCAAATCCCCGCACCGCGAGTGCCGCTCATCGACGCGCAAACAGGTCAAATCTCGCGCGAGTGGTTTCGGTTTTTTAATAACCAGTTTCAATTAACGGGTGGCGGCACGACGGCGGTTACGATTAACGATTTAGAGTTAGCGCCGTTTAGCGACGCGGCCACCGAAGCTGAGCTCGCCGCAACTCAAGCGCGGGTGCAGGCGTTGGAGCTAGCACCGCGCGCGCCGGAGATAACCCCTGTGAGTTTTGGTTCGTTTCAAGACACCACGACACAGGCGGCGAGCGCAATCAATACCGCAACGGCGATTACGTACAATACGACCGACGCCAACTACGGGGTCTATCTTGACCCCGCAGATAGTAGCAAGGTCAAGGTATCGCGGCCTGCGATCTACAACATTCAGTTTTCAATTCAGGTTGATAAAACATCGGGCGGTACAGGCCGGTTTTATATATGGCCCGCTATTAACGGAACGGCGGTGCCAAGCTCAGCTTGTTTAGTTCAAATCCAAGGCAATGATGCGGAAATCTTTTCCGCTGCTAACTATTTTTTACCTTTATCAAACGGCGATTACTTTCAGCTTTACTTTTCAGTTGATAGCATTGACGTGCAGTTACAGCATTTCGCTGCCTCGGCCCCCGTCCCCGCCATTCCGTCCATCATTTTGACAGTTATGCAGGTGTATATATGAGCGTTTTTCTTTCGCCTTTTGCGGGCGCTGGAGCACAGTTTTTTACCGATGACGGTGCTGTGCTGGCAGGCGGAAAAATCTACACGTATGCGGCAGGCACTACGACCCCGCAAACGACGTACACATCCGTAACCGGCACCACCGCTAACGCTAAC